ATTGAAACCTTGCATTTGAATTTACCTTGTTAAAAATTTTTAGTTTGATTTATGATTAAAAAATCACTTTTGCGAAACTCTGGTCAGAGTGTTCAAGTACGATTCCATTAAACCAGTTACTGGTTGACTAGAAACTTCTGAACTCTCAGAAATATTCTCTGACTGGTCTCTTTGAGATCCAGCATTCTCTGGGAAGTATGACTTACGCAGAGTTACCAGTTTCTCACGATATGTATCTTCACTATCAAACTCAACATTTTCTGCAAGAGAAGCGAGTTTATCCTTTTGTGAAAGTGCAAGACCTTCACAAACCTCGGAGAAGATTACATCAGCAACCGACTCAGCTAATCTTTGTTTGAGAGCAATATTAGTTTTAATTTGCTCGTTGAGTTTATCTTCCATCTCATCTAATTTTTCTACCATTGCGGTAGCTACATCATATTTCTCTTCAGGGATGTTTACATAATGATCTTCAAAAAGACTTCTCATTCCAACAAGGAATGATTCGGTCATCTCGGTCTTAAGACCTTGCTCAACTGCGAGTTGATTTTCCGAAATCCACTCTTCGGCAACATACTCAAGATATGCGTCAACTCTCTCAGTGAGTTCTTCCTTAATGGAAACAACTTCCTCTTCAAGAGTTGCTTCATATTGTGCCTTCAGTTCTTCTTGAATTCCGGCAACTTTTGCGTTGATAGCAGTTTCGAAAATGGTGCGTGCCTTTTCTTGGAACTCCTCAGAAAGTTCTTCACCAGCAAGCAGTGCTTCAACATCCTCTTCGATGTCATATTCAGCAACTACTTCCTCTTCTTCGGCGACCACTTCTTCTTCAGTAGTTTCTTCTTCGGCAACTACCTCTTCCTCAGTAGTCTCTTCTTCAGCAACTACTTCACCCTCAACTTCCTCTTCCTCTTTCATACCTTTAGGCATAGCTTCAGCAGGCTTAGCACCTCTGTTTACTACATCCTTAACGGATGAAATTGTAGGTTCTTTGAGTTTGGCAGAGTTGTCATCTACCTTATAGTTTTCTGGAGTAGGACCACCGAGATCTTCCCAATTGCCAGTTTGGCCAGGTGTCGAAACACCGGAAGCATTGCTTCCTGCTTTTGGCATTGATTCAGATGCAGCAGAGCCTTTGGTTACTACGTTTTCCATTTCTTGTAAATTGCTACCAACGGACATTTGATTTATAGATTTTTTGTATTAATCTATATTTATTTATAAATTAAAGATTTAACAGAAAATCATTAAACAGATTCAACTTATGCTCTTCAAGCATTCTTTGATCTACGAGAGTATTAATTCTCTTTTGAGTTTTTTCTGCAAGTTGTTCACGAAGGATTCCACCTTCCCAAACCCACTCCTTACCTTCCATAATTCCCTGAACAAACGCATCAGGTGCAGAAGGATCGGCAACGATATCAGCAGCAGTTGCTAACATAAAGTCTTCACCAACAATTTTTGCACCACTACGATCTTCTCTTAATGAACCAACACCGCGTGAAGAAACTCCAAGCATTACACCTTCATCGAGAAGAGAAGATGCAATCTTACCCATAGGAGTATTAAGAATTTGTGCCTTACCTCTGAAATTGTTTCCCTCTGCTACAAGTGAAGTAATCTTATGAGAAACACGATCAAGATTTACGGTTGGTCCATCTGGATGTCCAAGTTCACCCAAAGCACGTCCTTTCTGAACAAACGTCTCATTATATCTGTTTACTTCCTTAGAAAGTGTTTCTATAGGATACATTCTTCCATTACGATTCTTGATATTTCCTTGTAAGAAAACACCTTCAATGTATAACTTCTTATTGGCACCTTTACCTTCAGTAATAATTTGTACGTTTGAAATTTCTTCTGTGATGAGTTTCATTTTTCTTAGTTTGTGAATGCTATCTGAGAACCAAATACTGTACTAGCACTAACTGCTCCACCTGCCGCAAGTTCAGGTGTAATATTTGCTCCAATTTCTTTTTCAACAGAAAGTCTTTCTCCTCCTGCCATATGAATTTCATAAGGATCACTCGATCCTGCAATAATTACTTTTATTGCAGCAGTATTTGTATTAATGATTGATACTAATCTTGCATTATCTAAATCGTCAGCCTCTGTAGGGACACTAAGATCTTTACCAAGACTTACTGGTTTTACATTCATTATTCTTGTCCCTCTGATGATTGATCGTCAAACATGGATGCTCCAACAGTTGGTCTGATATTATCAATACGTTCTGCTGCTTTTGCATATAAAACGTCTTTGATCCTGTCACTGATATCAGATGCAGAAGAATCTGCTCCGATTAAATTTACAATTTCTTCCATGAAAATTTAATATATCTATATTTGTTATTTATATCTCGGCAGCTTTACCATCTGCATCAACAATTCCACCATCAATCTCCGGTTCCATCGGCACATCACCCATCATACCCTGCTCTCCTTCTTGAGGTAATGGTTCTCCTGTAATAGGATCTACTGAACTTGGATCTGGAATAATTCCATCTTTAATTTCTTGTTCAATCTGATCATCCATCTCAATCATTTCAGCATCTGTCTGACGAAGAACCTTTCTACGTACCCATTCGGTGGAATAATACTTTCCAATATAAGGTTCAATCGTTGCAAGAACACCAAGACGTTCATTCAACATTTCAGTTTCTTTGAGTTCTGCAAACTGATTATCATATAAGAAATCATATTGAATGTGATCACTGATTCTTTCCCAATCTTCTGGTGATACAATATTTTTGAGAATGAGTTGAGTTTTCAACATGTCATTAAACATTTGAGCAAATCTCTTTCTCAAACGACCAACAAACTTGGCAAACTTAAGTTCATCTCTTAAAATTTCGGAAGAACGTCCGAGATTGAAACCTCCATCTGCAGCAATTCTTGATTCAGGAACTCCAAGTGCTCTATAAAGTTTCTTTTGGAAATATTCAATATCAGCAAGTTCTCCGAGATTTTGTCCACCCGGAAGTGTTGAGATTTCAGTTCCTCTACCACCTTCTCTTCTTGGAAGCCAAAAATCTTCCATCATACTCATAAATTTTCTATCATCACGAACTTCACCAGTATTTGCATCATATACTAGTTTATTGCGATATCGCATCATAACATCACGTAGATATTGTTCTGCCTTTACTTTAGGAAGGTTGCCAACATCGATGTAAAAAATACGACGTTCTGGTGCTCTAGACAATCTGTAAATAACCAAAGAATCCTCAATCATACGAAGTTGATTGAGTGCCTTGATTGCTTTATGTAGATAAGAAAGAACGGAACCCTTATTTCTATCTACAAGACCTGAAGTGCAATATGTAATTGCATCTTTTGCAATTTTTGTGCCCTTATTACCCCCACTAGATAAATTGCCTGTCGGATAGTTGGGTTTTGGTGTGTAAATAAAATACTCTTCAATTTCAGGAGCAATTCCGTTAGTTGTTTCATTACGTCCAGGAATATTTGGACCTATAATATTTTTGTCCCTCTTTTTTTCTTGACGAACAAATTTCATTTTCATTGGATCAATATACCTCAGTTCTTTAATTCCTTCCTGAGGTTTTTTTAGATCAATTACTTTATGATAATAGATTCTGCCATCAATATACCAATTTCTGAATATTTCGTGTGACTTATTATCAAAATCTAATATTTCTTTAATATATTTAAATTCATCTCTAATTGCTTTTTTTAACTTGTCTGTTGCATTTAAATTAGACAATTCAATTTCTACTGGAGAATCGTAAAGGTCACTTACGATTGCTTCATTAACAACATCTTCAATCGCTCCATCACACTCTGGATGGAGAGACATTTCTCTATATCTTCTTATTAAATCAAATTCTGTTCTATATTGACCTTCAATATCTACATACGAACCATAAAATCCACTACTAATATAATTGTCAACCCCGTCCTCATTATTTTGAGGAACGGGGGAAACTATATCTTTGGATTTTTTTTCTGTATCCTCAATAGAAAAACCGAAAAGTTTTGCCATAGTATAAACTGACTAGACTGTTATTTTACTATTTAGCTAATGTC